ATTCATCTATAATCTCAGGTTTCTTAGATACTAATTCAAATATTCTTGGATTCTCATCTAAAAACATTGTCATTTGACTTGCTAAGTCGTTCTCATTCATTGAAAAGAGACCGTCTGTTGCTGCAGGTGTATCTACTAAATCTGTAGCATGTAAAGATTGTATAGTGGCATAGCTAATCATATTTCCATCATCACCCTCTTCCTGATATTCATTGCCTTCAAAAACAATAGAAGATCCGAATTGATCAGGACTCTCATTTGCTAACTTTAAAACATATGAATACAAATTTCCGTTGGGTGTTTCTTTTGAACTTTCTGATAAATGCAAGTCACCTACTGCGTGATAACGTGTACCATCTTCGGTCTTTTCTGATCTTAACCTAACTTTTTGGTAGGTACCTAAATAAGTCCCTAATGCAGTTGTACACATATTAGGATGACCAAAACGAGCCTTAACACCTCGATCCTGTCCTTTACCTAAACTTACTGCGTCCTTTATGAATTTCTTATTTAGAAGTACTCCGTGTCCTTTGGCCTCTCCTTCCGAAACCATTTTAACACCTTTTATAATTCCTTTGTTTTCATCAATACCTTCGAACTCGATATTAAATGCTGAATCTGTGCTAAATTTATTCATAATACAAATCTATTTAATGTTTATATATTTTTGATGTCGTGTTGTCCGTTTAAATCTCTTTTTATTGTTCGCTCAGATAAATAAAGCATTTCACTTAATGCGAAAATTACATCGTATGTATCTTTACAGTTTCTTAATCCTATAGCAATCTCTTCTAATTCTTTTGCGGCTTTATCGGGATTATCAATTGTTCTTTTTACAAATTCTTGTCTTTTCTTAGTACATTTAAGCATTTATTACAGCATTATTTACAGTATTTTGCCTTATGGCTTGAGTATTATTTATGTCTGTTACTTTAGTTACTATCACTAAATTAGAAATAGCTTCCTGTATTTGTCTGTTTGTTTCTATATTGTTATCAATTGCTAACTGTCCTCCATCTTGTGCATAACTTATAGGAGTACTAAAGGCTTTTCCATGTAGTGAGTTGATAGCACTTAATGCAGCAATTGCAGCGGGATTATCTCTTTTGTTTACAATATACATTCCCTCATTACCTTCAACTTCTATTCTTTGGCCTGTGTCAGTTGTTAAACCAATTCCACCCATCGCATGTGATGGTCCTGAAAATATTCCTGATTGCAAATTACCTCCTGAGCCAAACTTAACCTCACCACCTTTTGCAAATGTTTGAGAATTTATCACGGCTATTTGCGCGGCTGTTGTAGCTGCAATTAGAACAGCAGATATAGCACCACCCACCGGACCTAAATCTGAAAACGCTCTAACAATTGCTAAGGCTCCGTTTATAATAGCTTGAGTAATTGATATTTGTTTTTGTTTCTTTGCTGCATCCTTCTGTATCTTTAGCTTCTCAGCTTCTGTTACTCCCTCGGCATTTATTGCAGCTTGTGTTTCTCTTTGTAAATTATTTCTTTGAATTGCAAATATTGCATCGGCACTAATGCCAGCTATATCAATTGCAGCATCTCTGAATCTTCTATTTAGCTCTATTTTGTCTTGTACTGCCTTTGCTTCATCTTCTACCTCTTTTCTTAGGCGTTCTTCATTAATTTTTAATATAGCTTCTGCTTGTTCAGTTTCTCTTACAAGCTCTCTCTCTAATGCTGATATATCTTCTTCTTCTTCAAGTGCTTTTAACTCTCTCTCTGCTATTAATCTTTCACTAATTAACCTTCTTCTTTTATCTGCATTAGTTGTTTCTAATGTGATTAATTCAGCCTCTAATCTTGCTTGTTCTTCTAAATCTTCTTTAGTTGAGTCTGCTAAACTGTTTTCGATTGCTTTTAAATCTAATCTTTCTTTTGCTAATTTCTGTGCATTATCTAATATCTGATTTTCTTTTTTTATTGCCTCATCCAATAACCCTAAACGAGTTTCAGCATCTACATTCTCTCTGTCTGCTGCTTTTGCTCTTATGTTTGCTATATCACGCCTTAACTCTGCTTCCGTTACTAAGTTCTTCCTACTGTCTTTGTTTAATTGATTCTGTCTGTTTGCTAAATCTTCAGCTATTTTTATTTCATTTTGAGTTTCCTTTATAAGACCTTTTACTCCTTTGACTAATTCTTCTGTTGATTTCCTTCTTTTATCTTGTCTTTCAGCTATTGTTTTTTCTGCTTCTACTATTTTTTGTTGTTGTGCCTCTATTTCAGCTGTATTATCTTTGAATATCCCTTTTATTTTCTGCCAACCTAAACCTATTTTAGCAAAAAATTTAGTAAATCTTGCACCTAACACTAATACAGAATCTAAAATAACCCTTCCAAAATCCCTAAAAGAGTCTGCTATATTTCCTATAATAGTTTTGCCAACTATCATTATTTTATTTAATCTATCCTGACCTTCTTCTGATCCTGTAAAGAATGCTTTCAGAGCGGCAAATGCAGTTAATAATAGTCCTAATGGACCTAATGCAATCTTTGATACGGCACCAAAAGTCCGCATTACAGAAGTAAATCCACTTAACCCAGGTACTGCAGTAGTAATTGCGCCAGATAAACCTTCTGTTTTTGACTTTGTATTACCTAATTTTTTATTTTGTTTATCAATTTCTTTATTTAGTTCCTTTATTTGTTTGGCTTCTTTCTTATTGCTTGTATCGAGCTTGTCCCTTGCTTGTTTTAATTTTACTATATTTGCCTTTAATTGGTTTCGTGAATTATTTTCTGATCTTATAACTTTCAAAGAAGCGGCACGTTCTTTCTTTTCTTCTGCAATTTTTTGACGATTAAATTCTGTTTGTTTGGCTAAATCTACCCTCGATTTTCCTTCTTTTTTTAGTTCAGCATCAGATTTTTTTGAATCTTCGCGTAGTGATTTATTGGCAGCTTCTAAAGCAATTATACTTTTAGTTAATTCATCTACATTTTTATCAGCTTGTGCGCTGTCAAATTCAACTTCTAATATTACTTTCTCTGCCATTACTTAAACTTTATTAATTCACATTTTACAGGAACTCCTGGAATATAACTATCTGGCCTTTGTACTAAAAAATAAGACTTAAAATAATCTATATAAACTGGTTTGCTAAAATCATAACTCACAAAATCAGATCTTGTTAATGTCATTAAGCATTCAATAAACCTTATTCTTAATAAGCTATCTAATACAGAGTAATAATTTGTTTTTAGATTAAACCACGATATTTCATCAAATTGACTTATTGCTGCTGTCGTGCCGTCCCTATACGTACAAATACGAGGATTAGCATCAAAATCTCGCTCCGTATCTGTATATATCGGCATGTCTGCCTGTGTCTCGCTGTCTATTTCAACCTCATTTGATGCTCCCCAGTATAATTCTATAATATCTTTTTCATTATCCAGAGTTGAATCATTAACATTAAAAAACCACCTGCCTACATTTTCACCTGTTTCATCATCGTTAGAGTATTTCAAATAATTTGTTTGTGCATAATCTCCTATCTTACCTTTAATAGATTCTGATTTCTGCACCATCTTATCGGACCAATCAGCAGCATTTAATTTTTTAATGTCCTGTAGTTTAAAAAATGTGAGTTTTTTTAAGTATGGGTCTACGTTGAACAGCATTCCATATTGAACCCATAGATTATTCAAAAAATCTATCTGTGAGATGTTTTGTAGATTATCGTGTGCTTTTACTCTGAATCCTTGTAGTAAATCATCTTCGAAATTACCTAATGATTCCTCTTCAATTATAGTATACAATAATGTGTCTTGAAATTCAATTGTTCCGGTGCCGTCAATTTTTATCTGAATATTATTATCTACTTCTTCAGTTTTGATTTTATCCGTTTTTAAGTCGATGGATGTCTGTGTTGAATCTAATATAAATTCTTGTTTGAATACATCATCTCCTAATGGTGAACTCAATCCCTCAAATATTATTTTTACATTTCCGGTTATTACGACAGGACCCCTCAATATGAATCGAGCCACATGCTGACCTATGTTAATAACTGTGGAGCTTACCGTTATACTTGATTCTTCAAAGTCATTAGTATCTAAGTCTGTGATATTTGTCGGTGATCCGCCTGGGGAGATAGTCTCATCTAATGTTTTTTGATAATCAGTTACAAAAAACTGTTTATGATTTGAGCTTATCTGTGAGTTTTCAAACTCAGTTATAGTATCTCTAAACTCATAGGTCCACCCTGCGTTACTAAATATTGCATCCCATATTTTACGAACCCTAAACCATGGTCTCGTAAATGCTAATTCACCACTTAAAACACCTTTTGAGGCATCCTTATTGACATGCTGTGACATAGCTGACCATATCCATATCTTTGAGTTTTCTTTTTTCAGACTGTTATATGCAGATGTGTTATATGTAAAGTCTGAGCTTTCAAAATCTAAATCTTTCAACTTTCCGTTAAGAGAATCAAATAATAATTTAGCATCTTCTGTTAACTGTAGGTAATTTTCACCGTTATACTCTTCGAATATCCCCTGCCCTTTAAATAGTCTGATATTAGAATCTAAGAGAGTACCGTTATAATACTGTTCAAAACTTTCGTTATCCGCATTTACTGTTGATGGACTTTGTAGTTTATTCGAGTTAAAGTTTGAATTTGGAATTATGAACCTGTTTGTTCTGCCGAGATAACGCTTAGTAATATCACTGAAGTCAAATAACTGTTTAGTTATTTCAACTACATTAGGACCTAAATCTACTTTTTCTCCATTTATTCTTAATATCATCTTGCAACTGCTAACTCGTACCTTTGTATTCTAACTGTAACTGTAAATCTCTGGTTTTTATTCCTTATATTAAACCCATTATTAATTACCGCTAATTTTTCATATGAATCTTCATATAATACGCTGTCATCTCTATGGATTCTATATATATTTTTAGTCGTTTTTAAATCTTGGAATGCCTTTAGTTGATCTCTGGTAATATCTTCTGCAACTAATTCTACTATTCTATCTTCTGAATTTATTGTATTACTTATCTCATCTTTGTCTGTGACATTCTGAGCATCTACATCTGAATCAGTTCCTTGTACCCAATCCTTAAACATCCAGTAGACCTCTGATCCAGAACGAGAAAACCAAGCTAAAAGCCACTCATATTCTTCATATATGATATTGCTCTCACTGTCTGGTCTTATTATTTCGATTATCTTTGTTGCCATACATTAAGGTTGTATCCAATAAGTTATCCATCCTCTATTAAATGATGTCTGATTATAGCTTGTACTATCAAATTTACCACCCGATGCTCTTCTTAGAGTTGTACTCACTAATCCTGAACTATCTACACCTCCTGCAATTCCTGCTGTTGTATATGCGTTTATAGGTATCCTAACTGCATCCCCATCATCCCTAATAATAACGTCTATTCCTCTTATTTTCTTTGCAGTAGCCGAAGATATGCCGTGTACGACGATGACAAAATCTGTAGCGTCCATATCCCAATCCCCAATATCTACCTCTATTGGATACATATCATTGGAAGTGTCGTTGTTTACGCTTATGGATTCAATAAATATGTTTCCATTTTTATTAGTAACCTTATAAAATACTTCTGTAACGCTATCATCTATATAGTCCTGTCTCTGACTTACATCTGTTGCTCCGCTAAACGTAACCGTTTTACCTGCATCTTTTAAAACTCTGATGTATTTCGAATCTTCTCCATCTTCAGTATTAGTTATTGTCAATACTAAATCAAGGTTATTTGTTACTCCATCAATTGTTACTAAATCGTTAGTCGTAAAGTCGATACTGTTAGCTGATCCTGAAGCAATGATAGTTGAGCTTTTTACATCTTTCCTAAAGTTCATTGAGTCGGCAAGCTCATCATTTAATACTTGCCTATGTTTAGATATAGTTACTATAGCTTTTATTAAGTTAAGTACTACCGTTTTAAATTCTGTCCTATTGTTTGCCATGATTATGATGTTTTGTATTCATTATTATCGTACTCTGTTGGTTCGTATTCTGGTGTATCATCCTCAAATGTTTTCATTCTTAAATACTTTACATTATCATTTGTTACTTCTGGATAAACTGAAAATAAATTTCCGAACGCTTCTTCATCGTATACTTTTATTATATTGTCGCTTGTTATATCTGATTGGTTAATATCAAGCTCATCATATAACACGCTCAATGATTGCCCTGATGATGTGTTTGAATCTGAATGTAAAAATCCTAATCCCTGCGTATATCCTAAATAGTACTTTGGATTAATCATTGGATTAATAAAATCCTCTTGATCTAAATCCTCAGTAGCATAAAAGCATATTATTGGATCATTTATTACAGTAAATGAATTGTTTTCATTGTCTTTCCAAACTTCCCTATATTTCGTATTGTATTTTATCCTTGATTCTTCAACTTCTTTAGATTCTTCAATAATAGCCTGTTCTGTTTGGTCAACAATCAAAGATGTATCAATATTAATTACTCCTGAAGGTGTGCCATCATCGAATAAACTAAATCCTAATAGATCAATGTCCGAGTTATCCGGTGAAACTAATATCATTTCAACAGAATAACCTTGTTTATAATTCAGATAACCACCTGATGCTATCTCTATAAAATCAATATCTACCTCAATATCAGTGTCGCTTCCATTTAGTACAACACTCTGAACTATTCCAGTGTCATCATAAGTATAATCGGTCCCCTCTGAATTAACATATACCCCATCTCCAGTTGATATTATAGAAGTAAAATCACCGGCTATCTTTACAAGTATATTAGTTCCAGATCCTGAAGTAACCGAAGTTATAACTATATCCTCACGTTTAAACTGTATCTCGATTGGTAAATATCCCGGAAATATATTGATTGTATCTCCTGACTCTGCATAAACTGGATATGAAGTTATACTTAAACTCATCTTGTTAATTTATTTAGTATTTCTGCTTTCAGTTCTTCTGGTAATCGTTTTTTAATTCTTTTAACAGTCAATGCTATTTTTTCTTCTAACATCAATCCTTTTGTTCTGTCTTTGAATATTTCCGTCCCTTCGTTTGCTATTTTTCGAGCAATAACATATGGTGCAACTTCTAAATTTCTTCTATCTACCCATTCTTTTATCTTATCGATTGGTGGAAACTTTCCAGGACCGCGACCTCTATTTAAATATTCTATGTAATCTATTCCAACACTTGCAGCTTTTTTATCTGTGCTTATAACTCTTAAAGATTGTGATGCACGTCCAGTTACGTCAAGATTCTTGCTCGACATCTCATTTTTAATCGACTGATTAAATATCAATAACTCTTCAACTACAATCTGTTGTGCTGTCATTCTAATACTGCGCTAAATCGTTCTGCTGTTACATCTCCTGTTTTATTTGCTTTAACTATAATTTTTATTTTATCATTAGTTTCCAATTCTACTGTCGCTACTCCTGACCATGACCCAATATCACTTGTTGAGGAGATTAGCCTATCGTTGACCGACTGCCCTAAAACCACATCATTTATACTTACTGCTGTAGTCACACCCGTACTCACTTGACCAACTGTAAAAGTACAGGAGTAGTGTAATGTCATGTCAACATCTTCTTCTCCAATGTATTGTAATGTATCTCCTGTAAATCGAAAATCGCATGTATCTACATTTGTAAATGTACCCTGTAAAAAATAATACGTATCCGCTGCGCTTATTGTTGTTGTAGATTCATCTCCTTCTGCAATATACGCGCTTGCTCTTGCAGGTGTGATTACTCTTCCGTTTAAGTATATAACTCCATCTGTTACTTTTAACTTATTTCTAATAAAAGTTGTATCTGCAGTTACCTCTAAAGTATCATCCTGTGCTTTTAAGTCACCGTTTATCTGAATTAAATCATTATCAAACTCACCATATATCAAAGGTGTTGCGCTATTTGAGTTCTCAATATACAATTTATTTGACCCTGTTTCATTATACCCTGATTCACTGCCAATAAAAACGTTCCCCAAGCCAGTTATATTACTTAATCCTGCATCCATGCCTATAAAGACGTTTTGGGCTGAGATATTCTGTATGCCTGATCTGTAGCCTATAAATACATTATCAGTTAAATTATTGTCTCTACCAGCCCACTTGCCTATGAAAACATTATTTTGACCTGTAATAAATGAATTACCACTCTCAAAACCGACAGATACACTGTTTGATGCAGAAGTTCTTGAGTCTGCAACCCCATCTCCTATAAATACATTATTATTGCCATCTTTTACTACCAATGTAGTATCATTAAATTTAAAATTAGAACTTGCTCCTAAAACGCCTCCATCATTATATTGTATTTCATTTTCATTACCTGCTGCTGCTACTCCTGGCAATCTTGCAGTAATGTAGTCTGCCATCAGTGAATCATCAATATAAATATCTCTAACATATAGCGTATCAAAATTTAATGCCGGAGCGCCTAAGTCATATAATGCTGTTGTTACTGGCAATATGTCCGATTGCATATCTATGCCTGTACTCGATACTTTAAACTGATTCACATCATCAACTGTGAACTGTAATTCATTAGATGAGTTTTGAAATAAATTAATATAGCCAAGCGGAGTCTGCCCAAATTGTAAGCCTCGCGTTTTAGTTCCGTAACTTGGTGCTGCTCCGTCTGCTTGGCCTAAGTGCATTTGTGTTAATGGTGCAGCAATTCCAACCCCTACATTGCCATCATCCCACCAGACATTAGTCCCGTCACCATTCCATATTCCTAATGTATCTAAGCCTGTTATATCTGTTACTGTAAGTAAACTAAATACAGAATCTACATTAAACCTTAATGTAGAAACAGGAGAACCAGAAGGCCTATATAGTATAAAATAATCATTCCTATCTGCCTGATAGATAGGATACGAACTCATTTTATTTTGTGCTTGTATGCTATCCGTCAGCAATAGCAACGCCAGACTCATCCAAAATAGAAAAGCCATCTTCATCAAGAATTGTTTGCCCTTGTGTATCATCATATTTTATTAAGTTTAATTTTTGATTTGTAGGTGTTTGAACCTGTAAATATAAATTGAATGTGTTTGTCGTATTTGTGTTGAAATCTATTTCATCTTCTGGATAGAATAGTGGAGTTTTTAATATAAATGTTTGATCGTTTCTGAAAAACAATTGAGCAACCCAACCAAATATATTGTTTAAATCTTCTATTGCATTTAATGTCGTTTGTGTTAATTCATAATAACTGAAGTCGATTCGATTAATATACATTAAGTCTCTATTGTCGCCTAACCTAAAAGGCGATAAGTAATTAAGCCTATCGCAATCATTTAATGTTAATGTTTCTCCTTGTGTCGTTATTGTGGATATTGAGCCGTCCGCATTGTATGTGTAGTCAATGCCTACATTTTCACGAAGTATTATTTTATATATTCCTCCTTGATCCATTATGTTACAGTGCAATAGTTAATACTTCTTCTTCGTGCGTGTTGGAATACTACAAGAACACCACTTACGCCCTTGCTCCATATATCGTATTGATCTGTTATTGTGATTGTCGGCTGTTCATCTTCTGAACGCCAAATATTTTCATTGTTTCTGAGGTAACGAGCAATAACATTCCATGCTAATTCTTTCATAGGCTCAACTAACTTAGATTCTTGATCTCGCCTCGTCTCATCAAATTCGCTTGGATTATCGCTTGTGTCGAATTTTGTTAGGAAATATATTCTGATGTTTGGGGATTCTTGTGCTTCTGATCCTGGTAGTATTGTGCCGTTTGTTACAACCTCATCATCTATAACACAAATAGGAAAGTTAGCAGAACCAATGTTTCGTAGAAATTGATCCTGCCTTGCCTCTGAAGTAAAGTTAAATGTCCCATCTGAGTGTATGTCCTTAAAAATCGCCTCTATCTCCGTTATAAAACTCATTTCCGTCCCTGCTTTGCTTTCTTCAACTTCAATTCACTGAACTTTTGTTCAAAGTTATTACTAATTTTTTTAAATTGCAATAGTCGAGTTACATAAATATCATTTAACTCAAAATATTCAAACATAGTAACATTGAAAATACTGCACACCATTTCAACTTCTGACTCAAAACCAAAATCATTTAGGCGATCAATTCCGGCTTGTTTCTTGATAGCATGGTCTTTGTCAATGCTCTGAATATCCAGTTTCTTAAATATTTCTTGACGCCTTTTTCTCCATGTACTATATTGCGCAAAAAAAAACCTCCGAGGCAAAGGATGTCATACGCGTTTTCATTTTCAATTAGCTTCTGATATTTCTTAATCAGTTCAAAATCATATTTCTTTTTTCCTTCATCGGACTTAATATTCACCATCAACATTGCCACACAAAATACATATAAGTCTAACCATGTAGCTTTGTTTTTTAACTCTTGTTCTATCAGTAATCTATGTCCTGCAGTCTCAATTGATATATTGCTTAAATCAAAATACTCGTAGTTTTCTCTTCCATGATCTACACGAACATACTTCTTAGGCTTTTCATCTTCAATATACTTAACCTCTTTTAATGTTGGTTGGTCTGCTTTTATAATCTTAAATTCTCCTAATCTTACATTAATAGAATCTAATCCTTTAATCTTAAAATCTTGAGCTTTCACATAATCGAACCCTTTTACGATACATAAATATTTAACTATATCCATGTCACCTTCAGCAGTCGAATTAATTACATCTCTGTATTGTTTGACTGTCAGCTCTTCATATGAAGGGATGCTTAGTTTCTTTTTATTTATTTTTATCGGGATCATATTTCTTTTTCATTTTAGTTTCAAACTCTTGCATTTCGGCTATGATATTCTTAAAATCTTCCTGATCTCCTTTAGTTGCACTTATAGCGTAAAGGCGCATATTCATATTGAACAGCTTTTTCTTTTCTTTCTTGTTAAGATTTCTAAGTAGTACTTGTAGGTCGCTCATTTATTTAAAATTATCTAATGAAATAATTATTTTTATTTTATGATGTTCTGTATCACAATTAGAACATCTTATGTTTTTCTTTTTTTCTATAAAGTGATTCATTCCGCATGACTTACAAAACATATCTTTATTGGTTACATAAAATTCTGAAGTCTTTACATTACCTAAATTCCTTTGAAGATTCAAAACCATTTCGGTTGTTATTGGTGATCTCTTTGATTTAAGTCTTAATCTGTTTAGTTTACTTGGTAGAAAAGGTATCATATTCCATAGTTTAAATGATAATATCTTATAGCATATCTCACAGGATCAATAATGTGATTATTTTTATCCTCTGGTTTATTGAGAGATTTTCCTGATTGTTTATTCATTGCCCATTTATAAGAGTTAAATTCTTTCTTTGCATTCAGTGACTCTACATGTACAAAGATATTATATTCTTTCATAATATCAATACCGTCCAATATTTCTCCTTTGTTTGGACCAAATGCGTTTATATCTCGCATCTGGAGTTCGTATATTTTATCTGATCTTGCATTGTCACATATAACTTCATCGTTCTTTTTATTTAAACGTTGTATTGTTTCGATAAATGTCTTATTAAGAATTTGCGGCTCATACATATGCTCTTTTATATAAACAGAACTCGTTTTCCTGTTTATATTTACCTCCGCTAATGTTGTTGGATCTGTTCCTCCCCAGTCAACTACAAACATTTTATAGTATTCTAACTCATCAGGAAGTTTGGCATATTCTTTCCAATTACTAAATACTAATCCTTTTGGTGATGCTCTTAATCCTAATCCGTAGACTTGCCACATATACTCATCGGCTGTACCATTCTTTACATTTATTGGATTCTCAGGATCATAAGATAGTATCTTGCTTTTCTCCTGGTAAGATATAAACGGATTGTCCAAAAAAGTAGTTCTGAGATAACCAACATCTGGTCTGGTTACTACAGAATCATAAATATAATGCTCTTCAAAACTCGGATTGTAATCACCGATAAAGAATTTTCTACAACGCATTTCAGCTTGATCGAATATCTCTTTTGGTATATGAACAAACTCATTGGCCCATATTATATCAGATCCTGCCCCTAAGTATTTACTTGGTTTGTCTGCTCCGATTAAATTTACCTTATTTCCTAATAGATTAAAGGTTTGAATCTCTTTGATGTTATCCGTAAAAGGATTAGATAAGCCGTAGTCAGGTAAACGCCTTTTGAAATCCTCATATAGTGTAGTCTTAAATGAGTTGTAAGTTTCTTTGATTATATTGATAGTAAGCCCTGTTTCTATTCTTGCTGAGTAGTAGATTAAGAAATCAATAACAGCCCATGTCTTACCAGACCTTGAGCTGCCTTCTAACACCACCCCTCTTTTATTTTCGTTTATTGATTTTCGTAAGAATGAAAAGTTTCTATTAATCTTTCTGTTCATCTAACTCTGTTTCCGGTGGAAATATCTCATCTACATTTTTTCTTTTGTCATCAACTTCATGCACTGACTGGTCCTTTAGACCTAAGTCACGAGCAATAATATTATGATGTAAGAATCCTGCTGCAGCTCCTGTGAACTTTTGATTATAGATTATCTCACGTATGCGCGTGATGACTTTACTAAAATCTTTAGACATTTGATCTTTCTTGCCTTTTAAATCAGCTTCGAAATGGTTAAAATAAACTGTATTTACATCTAAGTATAGAGTTAGCCCATGAAGTGTAAAAGCCCTCATTTTAGCCTTCTTTACTTCCTTTGCATCCTTACCTACATAATCGTGTTCTAATAAAGGATTGTTTTCACACCATTCGAAATACTCACATGCTGCTTCTAACATTATCTCAGGTGTACTAAATATTTTATCCCTTCCATGTTTAGAACGTAATTCCCAAAACTTATTCCCCTCTGGCGCTCCCATCATTTTCTAATTAAAAAGTTTCCTACTGCAGACATATTTTTTAATGCTATAATTATATCTGATATTTGATTTTCTGTTAATCTAAACCATTCATGCCTTAATAATTTATCCTTTAAATTGTCATGTATGCACTCTTCTAAATTATATGCATTCTTAAACCATTCTATCATTAATAATTCAACTTCAAATGGCATATATGAATTTATGTCTCTTAATCTTCTGTTTGGATTATTAGATACACCGATTTTATAAATATCAAACCCTTTTAATTTGACTATATAAATATATCCGTCTGGATTTAATTTACTATTAGTCTTTCTTGCGTTATCGCGTTTGTATTTTTCAGTGTAAGCCATACTGCAAATTTACAAATAATTAAGTTTATTGTCAAATGTCTTTTAATTCTGCTCTTTTCTGATATAACAATTCAAAGGCAAAATTGACCTTAGCAGATGAATACTCGTCCTTAATATCATCAAATTCATTCTTTAGGCTTCTAAGATCATCCATAGCTTTACACTCTGCAACACGTTTCATTAATTTAACGTACCGTTCTTTGTGCATTTCTGAGTACATAGTAAATCCTAAACACATTTTTAATAATATTTTATAACTACATTACCCCTGAACTGATCTGTACTATTAAAACTTTCATTGTCGAATATTCCTCCTTCATCAATGCTCATTATGATCTTATCTCCTTCAATTGTCACGTTGCCACTCTCCGAGATGTCGAGTACCTTAAACATGCAAATATCATAATCGCTAAATATTACAACATGGAATCTATCTATTCTGTCCGCATCGATGGGATTGAATATTATCATTTCTGATACTTCCTGCATATTCCAATTGTAAAAGTCTATTACGTCTGTTTGTAATTTTATCTCGCTTTCCTCACATGACATTAAAGCCATGATTAATAATACTAAAATACTAAGTTTTTTCATGATTCTTGTTTTTATTATTTATA